CATTGGCACATTGGCACATTGGCACATTGGCAATCTGGCACATTGGCACAAAACCTAAAACAAAAACTAAAACAAAAACTAAAACAAAACAAAACCTAAAACTAAAATAACTAACTAAAACCTAAAACTAAAATAACTAACTAAAACCTAAAACAAAACCTAAAACTAAAACCTAAAAGCTAAAGAACTCCTCCCACGAGTACCAGTGAGGCTGTAAAGTGTAAAGAACTGGCAATACGGGTTATATAAGTATGGGGGGGGTAGAACCTTTTTTAGTTGGGCTATGCGTTCCCTATCTATAGGAGCACAAAAATTTTCCTAAACTTTTATCGACACCTATATTTAAACACTTACTAAAAACAACAACAACTAAAATCACTACTTACATATATTATAACTAACCTATATAATGAGCTATACTAGAGCTAAAAAGAGGGAGTTTAATTGTGAGTACGCTTACAAATGGAAACAAAACTAAAATAAAAGAAATGCTAGGCAAGGGACTAACACCATCGACAGTTGCTATGGCGGTTGGGGTGACTGAAGGTTATATAAGTCAGATGCTTGCGAACACAGAATTTGCAACAGAAGTAGCTAATATGAGGATGGTGGAGTTACAAAAACACAATGCCAGAGATGCTACATATGACTCACTTGAAGATCAACTATTAGAGAAGTTGCAAGATGTACTGGTTTATATGACTAAGCCCGGGGAAGTTCTAAAGGCACTGCAGATTATAAATGGAGCGAAGAGGCGGGGCACAGATACACTAACTAGCCAAGGTAGTATAACTAACAGTACAGTTATAAACTTAATCATGCCTAAACACACTGTAGCCTCTTTCTCAACTAATGCTATAGGTCAGGTGGTAGAAGCAGAGCATGAAACTTCTGATGGAACTAAACACACACAATCTCTTGTAACTTTGCAATCCCGGGCGGTTAAGGACCTATTAGCAAAGGGGAAAGCTAATGAAAGCAAGGACAAACAAACTATTGGAAATGCGGGTTAAAGCAGCTGAAGAGAGGCTAACTAATATAAGAAAGGCAGAGGCTTTAGCTAGGGTAGAAGGATTGCTTAGGTTAGCTAAGTTAAAATCTAAGTACATAAAACAACAAGGCTAATATATGCGGGATATACTTAAGTTAAAGGATAAGGATAGGATAGAAGAAGCACTAGGGGTAACTAGTCAACCTCCACTCTTGGAGTTACCTACGGTCGAAGGCAATTTCATCCAAAGTGAAGTACAGGAGTTAGCTAAGAGCTCTCTTGACTACTTATCCGCTCTGGCTAATCCAGAAGGACACTTAGCTAACTTCCCTCCAACTTATCATGCTGCGTTTGACTTAGTGCTTTCTTACTTAGCTAAAGATAGGGATTTCTCTAAGTTGGCTTTAGGACTTCCCCGCGGCTTTGGTAAAACTGCTTGGGTTAAACTAATTGCCCTATATATAATTCTGTATACAAATAGAAAATTTATTCTTATTCAGGCAGCCAATGCTAAGCTAGCTGCTAACATTGTTGCGGACATAATTGACTTCTTGGATAGTTCTAACATACAAGCTACCTTTGGAGATTGGAGATTAGGGTTAGAAAAAGATACGCAGGATTTAAAAAAGTTTGGCTTTAGGGGTAGAAATATAATACTTGCAGCTTTAGGCGAAAGCGGTTCTCCCCGTGGACTTAACCTGAAGAACGCTCGCCCTGATGTTATTATTTTCGACGACATACAAACTAGGGAAGATGCGGATTCAAAAGCTGTAAGTGAAGCTATATACACTAAACTATTAGGTACAACTATGAAAGCTAAAGCACCTACTGGTTGCTTATATTTATTTCTAGCTAACATGTATCCAACTCCAAACTCTATATTAAAGAAGTTAAAACACAACCCTAGCTGGGTTAAATTTATCGCAGGCGGTATCCTACAAGATGGCACCTCTCTTTGGGAAGAAGTACAACCCCTTTCACAACTACTTGAAGAGTTTGAATCAGATTTAAATGCAGGCCATCCAGAGATTTTTTACAGTGAAGTTATGAATGATGAGACAGCTAGTGTAAATACTGCTATTGACCTAGCTAAAGTACCTAACGTATCTCTAGAACAACTAGATCAAGAAATAACTATAGGTAACTTTATTGTGATTGACCCCTCTAACGACAAAAATAACTCCGATGATGTATCAATAGGAAGGTTTGCCGTAATTAACGGTGTACCAGTATTACGAGACTTAATTGACGAGAAGTTGTCCCCCGGGGATACAATTAGGAAAGCTTTAAAGTTAGCCCTAACCACTAACACCTATCTAATTGCGGTTGAAGCTAACGCGTTTCAGTACTCTCTTTTGTACTGGTTCCAAACAGTAGCAACGCAGTTGGGGATAACTGGGATTAAATTCGAACCTATATACTCAGGTGCGTTATCCAAGAATACAAGAATTTTAAATATGTTTAAACAACTAACTGCTGAGCAGCCAGAGGTACTAATTTCAGACGAGGTTAGATCAAAGGTACTAATGCAGATAGCGCAATTCAACCCTTTGAAGTCCGACAATGTGGACGGTATTCTTGACTTACTAACTTATGCCCCTAGGGTATTAGCAGAGATGGGGCAACATATAGTTATAGGTTCTGACCTGCAAGCTATGCTAGAAGATTATAGCGATATTTCGGCCCTAGAGTCATCACTAAGGTGTCCGTACTAACTAAGTGACTAGATACAAATACAACCAGATATAAATACGAGGTAAAAGAAATGGCAGGTAACGCTAGTTTAACTAAACTATCTTCAACTACACAATCAAGACTAACTACATATTACAAATCTTGCAGAACTTTATTTGAAGGTAACTGGGCGATAACAGAGAGACTTAGACAGGTTGACCTACTCTACTCCAGAGAAGAAGATATGACAACTGAAGCTTTCAACGCTAAGTTACAGAATATCCTAGGCAATGCAAAAGCCTTACAGAACTTAACTGTTCCTGTAGTAATGCCTCAGGTAGAGGCCGCTGTAACTTATCAGTCCTCTGTATTTCTAACTGGCAGTCCTATGTTTGGAGTTGTAAGTTCTCCAGAATACATAGACGCAGCTATGCAACTAGAAGCTGTAATAGAGGAGCAGCAAACTAAGGGCGGTTGGGTACTTGATTTACAGCAAACTATGCGGGATGGATTTAAATATAACTTAGGTTTTGCAGAGGTTGTTTGGGATGAGATAAAGACAGCCTCTATAAGCACAACTGTAGCTGGAGCTAAACCAGTTGAGACTATCTGGGCAGGTAACGCAATAAAGCATTTAGATATTTATAATACCTTCTGGGATACGAGAGTTACTCCAAGACAGCTACCCCATGAAGGCGAGTTCATTGGTTATACAAGTAGAAAATCGCGCACAGCTTTAAAAGCCTTTATAAATGAGTTAACTGAGCACTTAATAGCAAATGTTGTTCCGGCGTTTGAATCTCCAACTACTGCAAGATACTCAATACCTCAGGTAAACGCTAATATCTTTGGGGATAGTTTAAATAATATTGTAGCTGACCACAACTGGATGGCTTGGGCTGGGTATGAGGATGAAAAAGGTAAGACAAAGATACAGTATAAAGACTCCTATGAACTAACTACCTTGTATGCCCGTATTATTCCAGATGACTTTAACATTCATACTCCAGCCTCTAAGACTCCGCAAATATGGAAGTTCTTAATTGTAAATGACGCTGTTATCATATATGCTGAAAGGCAGACTAACGCACATAACATGCTACCGATTTTAGCTATGCAGCCTTACGATGACGGGTTAAGTTACCAGACTAAGTCTTTAGCAGAAAATGTAGCACCTATGCAGTCTATAAGTTCTACTCTTATGAACACAACTCTAGCTTCTAGGCGTAGGGCTGTATATGATAGAACGGTTTATGACCCCTCAATGATTAGCCCCAAAGATATGAACAATCCTAATCCGATTGCTAATATCCCACTTAAGCAATCCGCGTATGGTGCTAGTATTGATGCAGCGTTCAAACCTTTTCCTTTTAACGATAGAATGTCTAGCAGTATCTTACAAGAAGTATCGCTAGTTAATAGCCTAGCTGATGTAGTTACTGGTCAGAACAAAGCACAGCAAGGGCAGTTTGTAAAAGGTAATAAAACTAGGGAAGAGTATTCAGATGTTATGGCCAATGCTAATGGCAGAAGTCAGTCTATCTCCCTAACCTTAGAAGCTCAGTTCTTTACTCCCTTAAAAGAAATACTAAAGTTAAACATCTTACAATATCAAGGCGGAACTACACTGTTTAGCGAAAGTAAGAAGGCTAACATAGATGTAGACCCTGTAACTCTAAGAAAGGCGATAGTTAAATTTAAGCTATCCGATGGCCTACTACCCTCAGATAAGTTATTAAATGGAGACGCCTTTAACACAGCGTTACAAGTATTAGGGTCTAGCCCACAGCTAGGGGCTGAATACAACTTAGGTAAACTAGTATCTTATCTGTTTAAATCGCAGGGAGCTAACATTGGAGACTTTGAGAAGCCTTCTGAACAGATAGCCTATGAGAACGCAGTTAATACTTGGCAGCAAACGGCTATGGAGTATTTAAAACAAGGGGTTGAGTTTAAAGCACCTCAACCCAACCCGGCGGATTTTGGCTTAGACCCCAGAACAGGTGAACCTACTAATGAAGAGCCAGAAGACAAAACTATCTTAGAGCAAGTAATGCAGGAGGAGCAGCAAGATGCAACCCAACAGGAAGGATAACCTATTTGAAAGTTACGAACTAACTCCAGAAGAGATTGTAACTGCTACCAACTTCACCGTACTTCAGAAGGCTTATATACAAAACCTTCTTTCTGAAGCTGCGCACGGAAGATTGAATCTAACTTATGACCATGAACATCCTGAGAAGTTTCTGCAAGCAGAAGCGGAAAAACAGGGTGAGATTGGTGTACTTAGATTTCTTTTAACAATTAACGAAACTTTAACACAGAAGGATTAAACTATGAGCATTCTTAACAAATTGTTTGGCAACACACAACAACCGCAAGCTAACCCGCAATCTCAGCAACCTCAACAACCAGAAGGAGTAACTAACAACACAACTGTACCTAATGCAGAGAACACTCCGCACCGCCAAGAGGCCAACGGACAAGAAGCTTCATCACCACTAGATGCCTATAAGGATATTTGGGATAATATGTCCAACGGGCAAGAAGACGCTGGAAATGTTCTAACCTTTGACAGGGCTAAGTTAGCTGAAGTAGCTAACAAGATGGACTTTACTGATAGTATTACCCCGGAGCAATTAAGTGCAATTGCAAACGGAGGTGAAGCTGCTATTAAAACATTAGCTAATGTGCTAAACACAACTAGCAGAAATGCATATCTTAACTCAACTGAAACAACTTCGCACCTAATTAACAATGCACTAAATAGAACTGTAGAGAACTTTACGTCTAGCTTGCCTCAGCATATCAAAAAAGCTAATGTATCTCAAACAATGCAGCAAGAAAACCCCATGTACAACGACCCCGCTGTAGCACCCGTGTTACAAGCACTTGAAAACCAACTTACAGCTAAATACCCTAATGCAACTGCCCACGAAATTACGCAGCACGCAAAAGAATATCTAACGAAATTCGCAGGTGTAGTAGCTCCTCAACCTAACCCCCAAGATACTAATAAGCTACCTCCTGAGTTAGACTTCTC